GGCTACAAGCCCGGCACCGGCGGCACCGGCGGCGTCTCCTATCTCGCCAAGGCGCTGGAGCTCAAGTTCTTTCCGGAGCTGTGGCAGATCCGGACCTCCATGTGAGCCGACCCGGGCCCTTTCAAACCAACGACTTGCAACACCGCTTCGGGCTTCAATGTGTACTCGGCATAGAGCGCGCGGCCGTCGCGGCGCATGTTGATCCGGCCGAACATCTGCCGCAGTACCACGCGAGCTTTGCCTGCCGCACGCGGGTCCCCATCGAGCCCCTGCTCCACCTGATGGCGGAACATCTCGGCCGCCTTGGGTAGAATCGACAGCACCTTCGCGGAAGCCTTGGCGTCCGGCAGCGCGGCTTCGAGCTCGAGGCGCTTCCCCTCCGCGCGATCGAGTGCGGCCTGGATCTCATCCGCGGCCATGTCCGGATCGCCACGGCGCCGCCGTTCGCGCAGCCGCTCGATGCGGGCGATAAGCTCCTGCAGCTCTCTTGGCGCCTCGGCTTTCCGTGTCTGCCTGGTGCGCACCGCTTGCGCGTAGTACGCCTGCATCTCCTTCGCCATGCGCTCGACGCGCTCGGGCGAGGTGAGCGCGGCACGGACGGGGTCGAGAATGGCTCGCTCCGCTTCGACGCGGTTGACGTAGATGTTGTTTTCGCACCGCTTGGTCTCATGAAAGCCGGCGCAGCCATAGCCGAGGTGACTCACTAGTGTGTAGGGACGGTCGCATTCGGCGCAGAACATCAGGCCCGAGAGCAGGTACCGGGGCTTCCCGCCGCTCACCAGGCGCTGGTCATGGCCGCGGAGCGGCATCGTGCGCCGCTGCACCTCCTCCCACAGCTGATCGCTCACGATGCGCTGGCTCTCGTCCTGGTGAGAGATCCACTCGCTGCGCGGGTGCATGATGCGACGGCGGGCCCCGCTGTCCGGGTCCTTGCGCCACTCGCTCTGATTCCAGTGCACCAGCCCGCGGTAGCGCTCGTTGCGCAGAATCACGCGCACCCCGGTCGAGCGCCAGCCCTCGCGGCTTCGCGGGGCAGGGACGTGCCGGCGATTCAAGTCAATGGCGATGGTCCGATGCGTGGCTCCGTGGCCGAACTCCTCGAAAATCTCTCGAACAATGGCCGCCGCGCGCTCGTCGATCGCGCCGTCGCGGTAGCCGTAGGCGCGGCCGCCCGTCGGACGCTTGTCCTTCGCCCGGGACTCAAGAGCCGCGTAGGTGCGGAGCTTGACCATGCGCCGGAACTCGATCGACATCGCGCCGCTCATGGACGCCTGCAGATCGGAAACAACGGTCGAGGAGTCAAACTGGTCCTGTACGCCGATGACGCGTACGCCCTGATAGCGTAGCCGCTCGATGAGAGGCTGCAGCTCTCCGGAGCGCGCGAGGCGTCCGGTATCGATTAGCAGCAGAATCTCGAACCTCCCCGCCATCGCGGCCGCTCGCATGAGCTGGAATCCGGGGCGATTGCCCATGGCGGCGCCGCTGATGGCCCGATCCTCGTAATGCTCGGCGATTTGCCAGCCCTGGCGCGCGGCGTACTCGGTGCACACGCGCACCTGGTCGGCGATCGAGCTATCGTTCTGCCGGTCGGTGCTGTACCGGGCGTAGAGGGCGGCTTTCATGACCGCTCCATGCGTTTTCTCCACGCCTGAACCGACATGTTGGCGCGGCTCGCGGACACGCGCTCGGCACTGCGCGCCTCGTCCGCTTGGTTCATGTGTTTGTCGCAGCAGTAGCGCCGGCGCCGCCGGCCAGCCCCCGTATCCTCGACGAAAAAGAACCGGCCGCAGGATTCCAAACGGCAATAAGCAAGCCTTGGACCGAGGCGCGAATCTTTGTCCAACAGCAATACCACCGCGTAACGCACCGCCGCCGCGACATCGAGGCTGATGATTCGATATCGCACGCGCTGGCCGTTCTCCACGGCAAACGGCAAGCAGACCACCTCCCGTCTGATCTGAGCGACCTGCGGCGCGAGGTCCCGGCGAGCCGCCTCCAGATCCGTGGCGATGCTTACCAGCGACTTGCGGAACTCGTCTCGAAACGCTTCTGACAGAGCCCCTACAACCTCACCATCAACCGTCTCGCCGCCGCCGCTCAGAAGGAGTCGCTTGATCAGCCCTTGGGTTACCAGCGGCTCGTTTGCGAGCGCGACGGCGTGCTCGATCCATTCGGATTCCGACATCGCTTCTGACGCTTTGAGGGCTCGGACTGGCTCGCTGTTCAGGAAGGCGGCGAGCGGGCTTTCGGTGTTGATTGTCACGATTATGGGCCCTCCGGCCCCCTCTTTTACCCGTAACGATTTTCTGCGATGTTAATCGCGGCAACGGCAATATGCAATAGGACCCTAAAGATGGATGCCGTATATGACGAGACCACCGGCGACCTCGCCCGAAAGTCGGCCACAACGGGTCCGACGGTGATCAAGTACTGCGATCTCGGGCTGCTCGATTTCATCCGCCTCAAGAACGGGACCCGGCTGCTACGTCGTGGGCAGGAGGCGCGTGTGCGCGAGATCCTGGCGCGGAACTTGGCAAATCGCGGGCGACGGCCCGCGACGGCCTGATCTGTGCCCCTTCCCGGGCGCCTGCAGCGCTACGACAGCCTGCTCGACGAGCTGGCGCGCTACTACGCGCGCGCCGCCGTCGATCACTTCATTGCGGGCGAATTGAGTTCAGAAACGAAAACCCCCGCCGGCTCACGACTTCCGGCGGGGGTCAATCTTCAACAGGATCACGATCACGACGAACATGCCGATGCTCGCACGGCGGCGCCCGGCGTCGCAACCTCCTCTCGAGGACCTTGAAGTTCGGATCGAACGCGCGCGTCGCGCATTGCTCGCGGCGCGGGGCTGGGGCGCGCGCGCCGCCCGGTGGGACGAAATGTTGAATCTCCTCCGCGAGCGTCCACAGGAAGTTATCGCTCGGCGCGAGCGCGAGCGCCTGGCTCGCGTCGGCATCATCAAGCGCGGCCGATGGATCTGCGGCCGATGGTTTCCGCGGTGGCGGCTCGAGGAGATCCGCGAGAAATACCGCGACCCGCCCGACGACCAGGTCGAGGAGGAGGGGCGATGTCCTTAGTCCGTCTGTGGGTCGCGTTCGACACGAGGAACCTAACGCCCGCACAGACGCGCGAGGCCTTCATTCAAGCCGTGCGCGACGCTGTCACAACCGCGCAATCCCAAGGTCGCGTTGATCGCACGATTGCCGATCAGCTCCGCCACGCGCTCACACACTACGAGCCGCAGGCATGAGCGCCAGCCCCGACGATCTCGCGGCGCGGCTCGATCGCTGGGCGGAGAACGAGCTGGAGCGCGACGACGAGCGCGCCGCTATCCAAGCGATCGAAACGAAACAAGAGCGGAAAGCACCGCCGTCCGCGCCGTTCCACTTCCGTCGGCTCGACAAGATAGAACCCGAGCCGCCCTCCGAGATCGTGCAAGGACTTGGCTTCGACAAGGGCACCGTGGTCGCCATTGTTGGGACGCCGAACTCAGGAAAGACCGCGCTCGCGGTGAGCCTCGTTCTTGCAGTCGCCAGTCACGCCGAGCGCTGGATGGGCCTGAAGGTGGCGGGCGGCCCCGTGATCTACTTCGCGCCCGAAGCGCCGGCCTCGGTAATACTTCGCGCCCGTGCGGCCGTCTCGCGCCTGGCTCTGCCGCATTCTCCAGCGTTCTACATCAGTAACAGCGTGCCGGCGCTGGGCGGCGAACTCACCTCGAGCATTGATGAACGACGCGTTGAGGCGACGATCGACGCAGTGCAGGCCGCGGAAGGCGAGCGCGTGCGCGTGGCTCTCTTCGACACGCTCGCCAGTTGCCTCGGTGATGGTGAGGAGAATGGGGATGGCATGCTGCGGCTCGTCGCGGCGGCTAAGTGGATCGCGTTTACAGCGGGCGTCTGCGCGGTGTTGGTCCACCATCCGAGCAAGGGTGACGGTGCCGGCTTGCGCGGTCACGGAAGTCTCGCCGCGGCGTGCGACAGCATTCTGCGCATTGAATCCGACGAGTTGAGCGGCATTCGCACCGCAACGCTGATCAAGGCACGCGACCACGCGACCGGCCTGCAGATCCGTTTCGAGCTTGAACCTGTTGCGCTCGGTGAGCGCGACTCATTCGGCGATCCGCTCACGACGATCGTGGTGCGCCCGACGACGCAACGGGCGGCGCCTCCACGCCCCTCCGGCAAACGCCAGCAGCAGCTCCTGTGCGAGCTTGAGCGCCGATATCGCTCCGGGGAGCGTGCATGGGACGAGGCGACCGTGCGCAAGGCTGGACGCGACCTCGGCATTCCTCGGAACTCGCCAGCCGATGCCCTGAAGGGGCTCATTCAGGCGGGGTACGTTACGGGCTCGCCCGCCAGTCTCACGCTCAAGTTTCCGCCCGAGGAATGCACGAAATGACCGAACGTGCACGAATCCTGTTTCGTCAATCCGTGCAAACGGTGTGCATGAATGCACGAAATGCACGAGGGGTCTTTAGACCCCGTGCTTTTCGGGCATGCACCCGAGCACCGCCGAAGACCACAGAGGAGAAGACCGCCCGACCGCCATACCGCGCGCACGCAAAGCGGCTGGGGCAAGGCAACGGGGTAGGGGGTCGATTCGTACGGCGACGCGCCCTCCGGGACCGCGTGGCAGCGAAAAACCTACATCCCCCGAACCGGATTGCGCTGATTTCATTGCGTGGAGCTGAGTGACAGACATGGCCAGACCTCGGACACCATCGAACATCCTCGAGCTGCGCGGGTCGTTCAAGAAAAACCCGCAGCGCCGCCGCCAGGACGCGCCCGGCGCGGGCCCGGTCGACTTCAAACCGCCCGCGCACCTCCCGACGGACGTTGCGCCGGCGTGGCGCTGGATCTGCGAGAGGTTGCCGAAGATCGTGCTCAGCTCCTCGGACGAAATCGCAATCGAGGCCGCGGCGCGACTTCTCACCGAAGTCTGGTCGCAGCGCCGTCCGGAACCGCGGCTCTACGCGGAGCTTCGTGCTTGGCTTCGCGAACTCGGCATGACGGTGCAGGCGCGGACGAAGATTCCGGTCGGCGAGCCGTTTGTGCCGGGTGCGAAATCAAGCGTGAGCCGATTCCATCGATTCAGGGAACGCGGGTTATGACGGACCCGCTCCCGCCCCTCACCGAACTGCCGCCGCCCGAGGACTGGATAAAGACTGACGAGGGTCGCGCGGAGTGGGCTCGCGCTGGGGCAATTCTGATCGCCGCCGGCCGATTGAACGAGGCAAACATCGTTTTCTTCGGTCATTACTGCGCCTTGTATGGTCTAGTCGCCGCGCAGCGCCGCGCGGGTGCTGTTTCTATCCTCGTGCATGAGCTACGCGCTTTTCGGCGGGATCTCGGCATCCCGCCGCCGGACGACGAGCCGTGACGCTCGAACACCAACTCGCCCGCGCCTCAGCCCTCGCTGCCACGCTCGCCGCCGGCCACCAGGACCGCGCGCAGGCGGTCCTCGAGGCGCTGGCACTGCTGAGGGTGTACTGCACCGACCTGGTCACTGCGCGAGCCGTGAGCATCGCCCTGGCGATCTGGAGCGAGCTTCACGACCATGCCGACGTCGTCGAGCTGGTTCGCATACATGGCGGGGTCAGGAAGGCTGCCCGGGCGGTCGGTGTCGCGCCTTCGACGGTATCGAGACGGTTAGCCAAGGTGTTGCGAAATGCAACGCCTGCCGCCTTGCCGCCCGCCGAGCCGGCGCGCACTGTCGGCGCGTTGATTGGAATCACGGAACGGGGACGCGGGGGCGGCGCGGGCTTGTTGATTCACCGCGGCGCTCCCGCCGACCTGGCACCGAACACAGGAGGCGATCAGGCAATGCTAGGTAACGTAGGTAACGGATCCAAAGGCCCGGCGCTCATTTCGCCGCAAGCCGCGATCGCCGTCCTTTTCGAGCGCCTCGAGCGCCTGGAGAAGCTGCCGGCGAACGCCGAGGAAGCAGCGAAATTCGAAGGCGAGCGGCTTGCGATCCGCCGCCGCCTGGCTGAGGAACGCTTCGCGTTGATCGACCTCCTGGCACGGGAGGGCGTTGCCATTGCGAGGCGCGTCGAGAAGGCGCTGCATACCCTCGACAATGCTTCGGGTCCCGCCGCCCGAGTGGCCGCGGATGAAGTGCTGCGGACAGTCTTGTTGGAGCAGCAATCGAACTCGCTCGCGCAGGAGATGCGGCCGGCTGCGCTCGCGAAGGAGCTCCGGCGCACCGCGGATCCGCGCCTGCGCGTGTGGCGGGCCGAAGTGGAGTTAGAAATCGAGGCGTGTGCCTGTTATGAGGCACCCCTCGTGCTCTACACACAACAAGAACGTGAGCAAATCAAGAGGAAGGCGGAGGCCGCGCCGGTGCTTGAGCAGGACAGAAACGCTCCGGGGTTTTCCCCTGGTGTCATCGTGCAATATCCGCGACTGAGCGGCGCTCCTGATCAGAAAATCTATGACGGAATCGCCCGGCGCAAGGCTGCGCTGATAGATCTGAAGTTATGGTTGCGCGACGAGGTGCCACTGCAGCCGTTCACGGCGGACGAAGTGACGCGGGAATTCGAAAGGCGACGCGCCCCAATCCCAACAATTCCCGATGGTGCCTCACTCATGGCGCCCCTACCGCGGACGTACACTGTCGATCTGAGCAACATTCTGACGAAGGACCTGGAACCTCTCATCATCGGCGATACGCCGCGTGAGGCGCCTCGCGATATGCCGCCGGATGGCACGCGGTACGTCAATGGAGTGCCGCAATGACCGGCGAGCGGCCCGCGGTCTTCGACCTGGCGCCGTTCAGCGGGACACTGTTGGCCTGCGAGCCCGCGGCATGGCGCGGATATCGGTCAACCCTGGACGCGATCACATCCGGCCGCGTGCAGATCGCTGCCACCACTGCTGCGCGCCCGAGTCGCACAGCCAGGCAAAGCACAGTCGGCATCATCTCGGTCAACGGCTACCTGACCGACCACGACAACTGGCTGAGCGATTGTTTGAATTGGTCAACGTACGACGGTATAGGAACGGCTGCCGACCAGTTCGCCGCCGATCCTGACATTTCAGCCGTCGTGATTACCGCCGATTCGGGCGGCGGCGATGTTATGGGTTGTCAGGAATGCGCCGGTCGGATCGCAGCGCTCGCGCAGAAGAAGCCCGTCGTGGGTTTCGTCAATTCGTACGCATGTAGCGCAGCATATTGGCTGGTTTCTCAAACCAACCGATTACTGATGATGGGGAGCGGCATGACGGGTTCGGTCGGTGTGTTGCTGGTGCACGAGAGTTTTGCGGGCGCCAATGCGCAGGCCGGCGTCGAGGTGACGTACATCGTCTCGTCGGCGGCGCCAAAGAAGTCCGAAGGAAACCCCGATTCGCCACTCGACACTGACGCGCGTGCCTACATGCTGAAGCAACTCAACGAGTACCACAGCACATTTGTCGCAGCTGTCGCAAAAGGCCGGCGCACGACGCCCGCCAAGGTCGAGGCGAACTACGGCCAAGGGCGGGCGATGGGCAGCGCTGACGCATTGCGTGTCGGTGCCGTGTGCGGCACGGCGACGACGCTGCTGGAAGTCATTTCGCGAGCCGCGGCCGGCGAAGGCGCGCCGCAGCGCGCTTCAGCTTCTGCGCAGACTGACCGCAATCGCGCCGCACTGGCGCGGCTCGAGGCCCAAGTTCGGGCCGACCAGCTCGCCAGCACGTCCACGGGCCGCCGCACGATTGCGGAGGCGCGAGCCATCATCGACGCGCTCGAGTAACCGAGGCGCTATCCAACTCAACACGAGGACACCATGTACACGAACTCCCTCCCCGCGCCGGAAATCGCGCTGCCGCTAGCTTCGCTCGATCCTGTTAGCCAGGCTGCCAGCGCGGTCACTAGCGCCTGGGTCGCGGTGCAGAACTTTCACAGTTTTCTCGCCCTGCTGGACGTAGGCGTCTTCGGCGCCTCGGCCACGGTGGATTTTAAATTGATGCAAGCGACGAGCAGCGGCGGCGCGAACCCGAAGGCCTTGACCAACGCAAGCACCGGCGTCGCGAAGGCCATCACACAACTTTTGGCCGCGGGTGGCAACAATCGGCTCGCAGCCATCAACGCCCGCGCTTCAGACCTCGACCAAACCAACGGCTACGGCTTTATTGCCATGGTTATCACGGTGGGAACCGCGGCCAGCTTGGTGAGCGCTGTGTTGTTCGGGTTTTCCCCGCGCTTCGACCCGGGCCAGGACACCGGCGCGAATCCGACTTACGCCTTCGGCGCCGGCAACATCGCGCAGATCGCCAATTGATCATGCTGCCGCTGTCTGACCGCCTCGAGCAGCTCGACGCCGAGATGTGGGGGATGCTCGCGTTTCGCGAAGCGATCGGCACAGATGTACTCGCAATCTTCGCCGCCGCTGGCATTATCCTGCGGGCGGCGAACAGGGGGCTGGCCACCGCTCCTGACGTGACGGCCGCAGCACTGATGGTGCTGGCCGAAGCTTTTGGAGTTGCTCACGACACGAGCGATGCAAAGCTAGCGCGTTTCCGACGCGCCCTCGAGGAGGCGCAGGCGCAATTACCGCCCCGCTCGATTCCCGCGGCGCCGCGTCGGAGTTCCTTTGATGCGTGACCCCGGCATCGCCGGCGCCGCGCGCGTCGTCACTTTTCGCGAGCGCTTCGGACTCGCGCTGCAGGCCTTTTGCGAATCGCTCCTCGAGAGCAGGAGCAAACCGCGCCGCGATCGCGCGCCTGCTTGGCGCGACATCAAGGTGGCGCTGCGCGATGCGCGCGCTAAATGGAGGTCCCATGCATGAGGCGCCCGGACTGGCAGGAACGGCTTTGGGCGACACTCGAGGCCAAGAAGGCGCGACCGTTCTACTACGGTGCCTGTGTCGCGCTCGCCGCAGAGTGTGTGGACGCGATGACGGATTCGAATTTCCTGCAGGACGTCGCGCCGCTGATCGAGGCCGCGCAGGATCATCCGATCGAGCTCGCGGAACTGCATGCGCATGTGACGCGACGCCTGGGCGAACCGGTCCCGATCAACCTTGCTCAGCAAGGAGACGTCGTGCTGCTCGAGCTGCCGAGTCTTCCGGGGACAGGCAACGGCCCCGCGCTTGGGATCTGCACCGGGCACCTGATCGCCTGCGCCGGCTATCCGCAGGGAGTCACATACCTGAAACTCAACAAGGCGAAAGCCGTCTGGCGGGTGACCTGATATGAGTGGTGCAATCCAAGGCGTTATCGGCGTCGTCGAGATCGCGGCGGGCGTCATAATCAACATCGCGAGTGACGGCGCGCTGAGCCCGCTTGGCAATGCCCTAATCCTCGCCGGCGTCGCGCAACTGCTCGGCTATGCGGTCTCGCTCTTGAACAACCCCCATCGGGCCCCGCTCCAGCCGATCGGCGCCGCCTACGCCGGCACGCTCGAGCCGCGGCGGATGATCTTCGGCACGCTGAAGGTGCCGTCCGATGGCCCCAAATAGACGCCGCCAGGTACGGCTTTACGACGGGTTGGATTGGAGCAGCCCGGGGCTCATCGGCCCACTCTATGGCGTCGGAGACTGCATCTTTGACCACGAGGAAGTGGCATCGTGGAACTGGTTCGATCGGAATCTCCCGCCGCGATCTGGTGACGTGGTCCTCTGGTACGCGAGCGATGAGCCGATGCCTCCGGAACACGACCGCCCCAAAGATTGGATCCCGCAGGGAGAAGTTGAGCTGACAAAATGGCTCTACGTGATCGACGGCGTGGAGTGGATTGTCTGTAAGTACCACGCGTGCAAGCGAGATCCGCGCTTTCATACTCCCTTCGCCCGGCGCGTTGCCGAAGTACGTTGCCCGCCGGGCTCCGAGCTTCTGTTCCGGGCCGACGCGCATGCCTTGGCCGAGCACATCCGCGAGCTACGAGCGAACCCACCGCTGCGCCCGGACGTCGTCGTATTTCCAGAGGGTCTTTTCTCGCCGCGGTCTGCGCCGACGACTGCGATGATCTACGACGCGCTGGGAGGAGGCTGAATCCGTGGCGCCGCGCAACAGATAAGGAGGATTTACGAGCCTCTATTCCATCCTGGTGGACATCCAGGCAAATTCCGCGCAATTCACGGCCACGCTCGACCGCGCTGAGCAGCGCCTAACCAGTTTCAGCAGCGCCGTCAGCAAACTCGGCGGTATCGCCGCAGGCGGTGCGCTAGCAGGTTTCGCCGAGCACATCATAGGCCTCGGCGCGGAAATCGAGCATTCGGCCGTCAAGGCCGGCATTACAACGACCGCGTTCCAACAACTCGCATTCGCCGCAAAGCAATCAGGCGTCGACAGCGGGCAACTGGATTCTGCGTTGATCCGTATGAATCGCTCGCTCAGCTTAGCGGGCACCGGCGGGAAGACTCAGGTCGAGACCCTGCGTGCGCTAGGACTCACGTTCAAGGACCTGAAGGATGAGTCGCCCGATAAGCAGTTCGAGATCCTCGCCGATCGCATTTCCAAACTCGCATCCCCGGCTGATCGCTCGCGTGCAGAGATCGTGCTGTTCGGGCGCGCGGGAGGTGAACTCGGCGACCTGATCATGAAAGGCGCGGCCGCGATCGATGCGATGGGCAAGAGTTTCACCGGCATCATGTCCGAGGAGACAATCAAGAATCTTGAGGAGGCGCACAAGGCAATCGACCGGATGGAAATGTCCTTCAGCGCGCTCGCCGGAACGCTGATCGGCAAAGTAGCGCCGTCGCTGACAACTATCAGCGACGATCTCACGGCGCTTATTTCCGGCGACAAAGGCTCCGTAGGGAAAACGATTCTCGACTTCAGCTCCAAGGCCGCCAGCGCTGGACAAGCGATGCTCGGCTGGTTGCCGAGCATCAAAGTGTTCGGGCAGGAGTTAAATCCGCTCAAAATGTACAACGCGGAACTGGCCAAGACCTTGGGTGTGCTGGCGAGCCTGAATGCGGCAGACAAGATCAACCGCCCGGCGGTAAGGCCGCCAGGCTTCAAGCCTGAGGTCAAGGACACTCAGGCATGGGCTGACGAATCCATGCACAAGCTGATGGCTGAGGAGGAGTTCTACAGCAAGCTCGATAAGCTCACGCAGACCGATGTTGAGCATACCGTCGCAGCCTTCCGCGCAAAACAAGTGGCTCTGGACACGCTGATGAAGGACAACGTCATCACGACCGCCGACGGTGCAGCGCGCATGGCGGAGGAGCTCGACAAGATCCTGCCAAAGTTCGAGATCACGGCGAAGAGGATGAAGGAGCGCTTCAAATACGAGACGGATGAGATGGAGGCACTGGCGCAGAACGCCGCGCAGAGCATCCAGGGTGCTTTCGCCAACTTCTTGTTCGATCCGCTCCACGGCGGCTTGAAGCGCATGGGCGTCGAATTCCTGCAGATCCTGCGGAAGATGGCCGCCGATGCCGCGGCTGCGAAAATCTTCGATGCATTGTTCGGGGGGAGAAGCGGGGCAGGCGGCAGCGGTACGGAGGGCCTCGGCGGGATACTCGGCAGTCTCCTCACCGGCGTCATCGGCGCTTACGCTGGCGGCGGTGGGGGCGGCGGCGGCGCGCAAGGCGTCTCGACGATGTCTGGCAGTTTCGGATCTCGTGCTGAGGGCGGCTTGGTGAGTGCGGGGTCAAGCTATCTCGTCGGCGAGAGCGGCCCTGAGCTTTTCACGGCCGCCTCGCATGGGATCATTACGCCGAACTACGCGTTGCAGGGAAGCGGGGATTTCAACTTCAGCCCCTCCTACCACATCGATGCGAAGGGCGCAGACGCCGACCGCATCATGACCGTGCTGCCGCCGCTACTCGCCGCGCATGGCGCTCGCCTGAAAGGTGAGATGCTGCAGGCCTTCCGCCGCTCAGGCCTCGCGGCGCCAATCAGAGCATAGAACGATGGGCGACCTTGTTGACCTCAAGGGCCAGATCGATCGCAAGGCCGCAGACGCGGCGCTGCGGAATCTCCTCGACCTCGCCAAAACATGCGGCGACGACCGCTCCGTAGTGAAGCTGCGCTATGAGCGGGCATTGGCGTTGATTCAAGGCCTCGCGGAGATCCAGATTACGGTGGAAGACTACGCCGTCACCCTGCCCGCAGATCTCCGACCGGACCAACTCGAGAAAGTAAAGGCAGCGCTGATCGAGGCCACTACCCGCGGGGTACTCGCTGCGCGTGAGGAGGCGATTCGGCGGATCGCCGCCGCACTGCCCGAAATCTGCACGTCGGCGTTGCGCGTTACCGGGAGGCCTCAAACATGAACGGTGCGCTGGGGAGGAGGCTGAATCCGTGACCATGCCGCACGACATTGAGCGAGCGCTCGAGCCCGCGCCGTGTACAGACTGCCGTTTCCGCGAGCGCTGCGCCCGCGAGCTCCTCGCGTGCGATGCCTACGCGATTTTTCTGCAGGATTATGCGCGCGAGCGCTGGCACACAGCTCCCCGGGCGCCGACCAGGGCGCGGTACGAAGCGCTGCGGCTCTGACGCCGGCGACGCGCTGGCGGTGCTGAGCGAGGACTAACCATGCCCAGTTTCATCATTGTCCCTGCTCCTCCTGCAGGGTTTAACCACGGCGATCTGCTCACGTTGACCGGTGGCCCATACGGGACGAAGAGCGGCAGCACGCCGACGCTGGACGATCACGGGCAGGACGGCGCGGGCGCAACCAACGGAGCGTGGGCTGGCCTATGGCCTAACTCTGCAACCGATCCGACTGCAAATTTGAAGAACCGCACCGCGCCATTCCAGGCGCTTGGCTCGTCTACGATGAACGGGCCGGATCCGTTCACGACGACCTTCCTCGCTGGTAACCATTACGAGGGACTGGCTCATTCGGGCAACCAGGTGATGGCGTGGCTGGCGTATACGCCGCCGGCGCAACCCTGGTATTCGTACTGGTCGTGGGCCCAGCGCCAGGACCAGCGCTGGTGGTACGCGATTGGCCCGTCGCAGCAGTATTTCACCGGGACGCTGACCAACGGCAGCAACGTCATCACGGCGGTCTCGAGTTTCACGAACGTACAGATCGGCGCCACGCTGCAGGGCACGGGGGTGTTCCACAACTTCGTCACGACCATCACTGCGGTTAACCCTGGTGCGGGTACAGTCACGATGAGCGACCCCGCTACGGCCGCCGCTACGGGCGCGCCAACTCAGGTCGTCGCGCTCTACGCGGGTCGGGATAACAACAACAAAGGCTTCAATTTCTCGAACAACGCCACGCCTTACGACAGCGGGCACTCGCCCTCGGAGAGCTGGTATCCCAGCATCGGGGACTTTGCCAATACCGGCAGCGCCGGCGCCAACACCCTAGCTGTCTTCAACGTGCCGAACTCTAACACCGACACCCGCTGCAAAACCTCGCTCAATGACGACGGGGGCTTCCGTCCGGCGAATCCGACGACGGGGGCGCTGCAGAACCCCGACCAGAACGGCCACGGGACCGGCTGGGCAGCATCTAACAATCCGGCCGACGTGACGAAAGGCGAGGCCGGGACCGCGTGGGTCAAAGCAGAAATCGTCGCGAAGTGGACGACCGCCAGCGACGGGTACTTCCGGTACTACGAGAACAACGTACTCATCGTCAATTACTCTGGCCCGACGGTCTACTCGTCCCTCGTGGCAACTGTATGTGAGGCGCTCGGCGGGTACGCGAGAAACATCGGTCCCGTGCCGGCTGACACAGCGAACTACCAATCCACCGGAGGTACGGTCGGTACCTACACGCAGTGGCGCGGCCTTGCGAAGGTCCTCTGCGATCGGCAGACCACAGGACTCGGACGCTTCGTGATGACGAACTCTGCATCGTACGTGCCTGGCGACGGGAACGTGGCGGAGACCCAGCCGTACACCGGGTACGGGAACCTGTCTTCCACGATCAGAGTCAGGAAGGGGAACCTCAACGCCGGCACCGCACATTTGTGGTTCGTCGACGAGGCGAACGGCGTCGCGACGCCCAGGCATGAGCGGGCGATCACGTTGAACTGACATGCCCGAGTCTCCTCGTCCGTCAGCCAGAGGCTCACTACCGCCTGTACCCCCGCAGCCCGACCGCCGCGAGTCCAAGCGCGAGGAGCACGAGCGTGCCGGGCTCTGGAACGCTGATCACGCTGATCTTGTCGAACGCGAGGTTCAGCTGCTCCGTACTCGTCATCCAAGCGCCGTTCCCTGGTGTCTGCAATCCTAGAAATGCATCGGCGATGGGATCTGCGCCATTGGGAGCGGCAGGCGGGTCGGTGCTCCAGTAGAAGCTGTTGCCAGCGCTCTGAAAGTCCAGCCCCAAAAAGAAAACGCCAGGGCAGGGGCCGGTGTGATTCAGGTCGGCGGTTACGCTCGGAGCGTTAAAGGCGGCGTGTCCGTTCAAGAGGACGTTGACGTTAGTCAGCGTGATGGGACTGGTCTGATATTCCGCTGAGCACGCTCCTGTCCACAATGCCTGCGAGCTGTCGAAAGCGAATGACGCTTCGAAAGGCCGTAGGCTCGCATTCGTGTTGGTCGAAGCAATGCCAAGGATATTGACCTGCAGCTCGGTGGCGCGCGCGGCTGTGGCGAGAAGGAGGGCGGCTAGGACGGTGAGGAGTTTTGTCATGGTGTTTCTCCATCGGCGGCCGATTCAGTGCAGCCCTGGCGCTGCGCTGCACGGGGATACCGGCGGTGACGGGGTGTGCGCCGGTAGCATGCTCCGGATAAGTTCGTAGACCGCCGCGCGCTTCTCGGGGCTGAGCTGGCGGAGCAGCATGATCCAACGGATTTCGGCGATCGTGATGTCGCTCATGGCCGCCCACCCAGCCCGCGCAGGTTCTTCTCGACGCAGCCGAGCACCATTACATAGCCGCAAACGTGGCTCGGCGCGTCCGTGGGGTCCGCCCACCAGGCGCGTGGCTCGAGCGGCTCACTCTCAAAGACAAAGCGCAGGACGTCGGCGCACTGTGCAGTTGAAAGGCGGAAGCTCGGCCAGTCGTGCTCGATGTCGCCCATGCTCATCGCTATGCGTTCGATCAGCGCGCGGCCGCGCTGGTATTCGGCTCCCTCCGCGAAGCCACGGAGCGGGCGCACGCTCGCGAGGTAGGCGCGCAAGCGATCGGACGTGCGGTCGGAATAGCGGGTAGATGGGCCAGGGAGTTGCGATCGGGGGTTTCCCCGACTCGCGTTGCTCTTGGCGGGGGATATGCTTCTGACAGCCATGGTGACCTCCTATCGGTCGTTATGGTTAGCCGCCTCGTCCTGGTTACAACCAGGGCGGGCGGCGCTTCGGGAGTCTACTTCAGTCTGATTCGGACGGGCGTAGGGTCGGACCAACTCGCGACCTCGATGTGACTGCCGCCGGCGCCGCTGTCGCGTGCGCGCCGCGCGGCGGGCTGCGCGCGCGCCAGCGCACCAGGCGATACGCGAACAGCAGCGC